CCGACGCACACGCATCGAGGTCACTCGTCGCGTAAAATCGTAGATCGGTTGATACGACGGAGTGACTACCGCTTCGTTATTCGGTCGTTTCAAATTACCAACGCGTAAGATCATTGACCTACCTTGTTGAACCGATTAGCTAGCTGCTGTTCGACCTTGGTTTGCTTTCCAGAAATCTCTATAATTCGACTTGCGAATTCGTTGAACAAAACTCCCCATTGCTCGTTAATTTGTTTGTTGATTTCATTTGCCAAAGCCTTAACGTCAACGTCTAGCTTTGCTACTACTTGAGCCTGAGCTTTGACACTGACCTCGATTTGTTCTTTTTCTTGCCTGAGCCGTTCAACACGCTTGATATCTTCTTCCTGGAATTCTCCAAAACCTTTAGCAGATGCTCTCCTGCGTGCTTCTACTGCAATTTGTTCGTCTAGCGCAGATGAAAAACCTCGTAGTTTTTTTAGGTCCTCAACCTCCACAGATTGCGCATTACCCTGGAAACGTTTCCTGACGTCGATCATCTGTTGCTGTTCGTCGGCACCGAGTAAGCCAAAACGCTCGGCTGCGCTCATCGCTCGTTCATTCGCCTGCTCGTATTCTCTTTCTTTCGCCTTGAACTGTTCCTCAAGCGACCGAAGCTGATCCTTCGCAGCGCGTGATTGCTCTTGCGCAATTTCCTTTTCGATGGCCAACCGATCTTTGTTGAGTTGGATTATTTTTCTAGCGCGTTCCTCCGCGGTTAGGCTTTGATCTTTTTCGGTCGAAGTTATTAACTTCAATGTCTCTGCTCGACGCTCCTCAACTGTCATAGACGCCAAATGGCTTTGCAGTTGTTCGTTTGCAGCAGACTTTTGGTGATTCATCAGTTGCTCGCGTTGTTGATGCAACTCGTTGATTTCGCGTTCTTTATCCTTCTGGAAAACGAGCGATTCTTGTCGAAATTTAATCCGAGCCGCTTCCATTTTATCACGTTCAGATTGCGCTTTTTCAGTCGTCGTTTGGCCCTTGCCACCGAACAGGTTGAAAGGATCAAGAAACCCCTGCGCTAGCGTCTGGCCAGCTTCAATAGCCGATCCGGTCCCCATTGCCCGAGCGAACGGGTTCATGCTGTTTGTACCGATCGACTGAGTGATCGAACCCTCAACCGCCCCACCACCAGCACCAAACTTCAACGCATTGCGGAACGTATCCACCGCCGAAACAGCCGCAAATAACGCACCAGAAACAGCAGCGATCGCAGCACCAAAGATCGTCAGGCCAGTAGCACCACCGGCCTCGATACCGATCTGTCCAGCAGCCATCCCGATGCTTGATCCGATACGCGCCGCACCAGTCGCCATGCGGCCCATTGTAGAGCCACCAGCACCAGCACCAGCACCAGTCGCCGCAGCCGAGGCAGCACCAGACGCAGCCGAAGCGGTCTGAGCCGTGGTCAACGCATTGTGAGCTTCGGCCGTCAGCAGCACCACCCTTCGGTATGCGTCGTACCCTTCGCTCGCTTGACGCACCAGACGGATCGCCCCGGTGAATACCTGGGTCGTCCCCTGGATAGTCAGAAGTGCATCGGTCAGCTTTTGCAGGTCCTTTTCACCGACCAAGCCGAGATACTTAAACCCGTTGGCAAACCGCATCGCAGCCTCGGAACCCTCGGACAATGCCGAGACCACTCGACCGACCGATGCTCCGATCTTCGCGTTGTTTCCAGCAGAAGCAGCAGCAGCACGCGATTCCTCTGCGTCAATTCTTTTCAAGTGCTCGAGTCTTTGTTTGACCTGAGCCTCCTGCTCTTTCTTCTCGGCAATCTTAAAGGCAATTTTTGCGTCGTGAATTTCCTTCTCGACGGCTTCTTCCTCTCGTTTCAGGTCGATGACCAAGTTCAAAAGGTCTTGAGACGCTTTTTTGGCTCCGAAGGACCTTTGATGCTCTAGCTTTTCTTCGGCCTCGATACGCCGCTTCACGATATCGATGCGAGCTAGGTTCGCATGGATTAGGTCTGCACGTTCCTTGTCAGCATTGACCGACCTTAAACTGGATTGCTTTTCCTCAAGCTCAGCGATTTGCTCTTTGGTCGTTTTCGTTGTTTCGACGGCGGTGTTCTGGACTGCGAAATAGGAAGCCGTCCACGACTTGACCATTTCCTCAGCAGATTGCTTTTCGGCGTCGCTTAGCGGCTTTGTTGCCTGCTCGATTGTCACGCTAGAGGATTGTTTTGCAGCAGCCGATTTTGACTCACCTGCGCTGGTCCATGCTGCAACGATTTCAGTAGCAGAGCTTTTCTCGAAGTCGACTGTTTTCTGCACCGACTCAGTGACCGCACTCGATGTTGCTTGCGCAGCCGCCGTTGCTGTTGCTTGCACCGCTGCCGTCGACTCTTGCTGCGTACTGGCGATTGCAGCCGCGGATTGAGTCACCGCATCGCTTATGACCTTGGCGACTTGAGCCTGCGATTGCTCGACGGTTTTTGAGAAGTCCTCGACAACGGATTTCGCCGTCGGATCTATTTGAGCTTTGAGCGTAAAGATCACGCCACGTTCTGCGTTATCAGCCATGGAAAGCAGCTCCCATTCCGAGGATTAAATTCTCCATGGTGTTTTTATTCACTCGTTCCTCGATCTCTCGAAGTTGGCCGAACGTCTCAGCAAGCCACCAGTCGCGTCGCTCGGCCTCGTTGAGCATCGCACCGCCGCTTGCCCTTGATGCCAAGTACAGACTGATCACCGCCTCCTGGCTTGCGTTCAGGTCTGGCAGGTCATTGTAGTGACCCTTCGCGCACCCAACCGACGATTCGCATGGAGTCTTGTGCGTACGCTTTGCATACCCTTTTCCGTCCCGAGCCTTGATCGGTTGGCCTGTTTCCTCGTCAAACATAATTTGTCGGCAAATATCGCAGGACCGAGCAGCCAATGCAGGGTTGACCAGCCGCAGCGAAAATGCCGTTGCTATTTTTTTTGCTCGCCCTCAGCCGATCCTGTTTCGCCAGCGCCGAGGAACTCAGCAGGGATCTCGGCCGACGGGTCCGATTGAACGATGATGAAATAGATTTTGAGCAACAAAGGATGCGTCAGCATTTTCACGTGAGACGCATCGCAAGAATCACTCGCCGACCATTCAGTGATCCAAGCCGCGACGAAAGCCTGCATCGACGCGATCAGCTTTTCAGGATCGCCGGTACATGCCGAGAACTGCTTGTGTTGATGCTCACACTCGACCGGCCCAGGTCGACGATACCGGAAGAAAAACGAAGGATACAAACCTTCCTTTTCTTTCACGAATGCAGGACACGCAACACCGGCTCGAATCAACGGATCTTTCCAACTCATAGCAACCTCAATAAAAAAAGGGGACTGAAAGCCCCCTGAGTATAGCCGCTTGAATCTGTGACGCTATACGACGGTCTTAGTAACGTGGATTTGGTTATCGGCCGTGGTCGTCAAGATGTTGGTTTTTCGCAGGGCCTCGAACGTCAAAGCCTGATTGATTCGTCCCCGACCTGGAACCGTAGGACCTCCGCCCATGTACTTCAAGTTCCCAAAGTTGAACGAGTACGTGGTCGTTCCATCCGTCACCGCCAGCGAAGCCTCAGCACCGGCCAGAGCCGCATCGTACAGAGCCAAAGTATCCGAACGGAACGCCGTCTGGACCGATAGCTGCACGATCAGGTCTTGAGACTCGAACCTCGTAGGAGTTAGCGAGTTTTCGTACTGATTCGGGTCCAGGGAGTTGTCGATCGACAGCGTGAACGATTGCATTTTGTACGCCGTTGCACCGTAGGTCAGGGTGCAATCAGCAAGCACGAACGCCGTCCCGCACTCAGGGACCGGAGTAGCCGGATAGGTTGATCCGAACACTTCTTCAAGCTCACCGACACACGCAGCCGTCCAGTTAAGGTACTGCGATTCCTGGCCAGAGATTTCCAGCGAGTTGATTCGAAGTTTGTTGTACTGGTAGATCGCCGCGACTTTTTGGACCAGTGCGTACCAGTTCGGTATTGTCTCGGTCGGAATGTAGGGAGCAGCCCCCGAGTGACCGAGCGCCCTGGGAAGGAACCAATCGATTTCCTGAACGCCGAAGTTCCCGGAGATATTTCCACCGGATTTATCGGTCAGCGTCCGAGCCCGACAGCTAGCCCTTTGGCGCGTCCCTCGGTGGCCTTGGTGGATCCCAACCGTTCGCTGCCCGACCAGAGAGCATTCGTTGAACGCGACCCCGATCCCGCTGCCCCAGGTTTCAGAGTCCGAAACGATAAGACGGCTTGCAGTTGCTTGCGACATTTGACTTGCTCCGAGGGTTAGATTTCAAAGGATTCTACTTGGTTCCTGCTCACCCTGGATTACCGAAGTACGGCAGGCGGTCTGGACCTCGGTAGTGCAAGACCCTCTCGCCTGGACACGGATATCGATCCGAGGGGACAACGTCCGATGCGTTGAAGTGGAAGCACGAACGATGAATTGCCCTGGCTTCATCTTCCGATTCGCACACGGCCAGCCGACCGTCGACGATCCAGACTCCGTCGATTGTCGCCTTAGTTTCAGACGTTGCAGGGTCTTGAATCGTGCTGCTGACTACATTGATTGCCTGCTCGGATTCTGTAAACGTTTCCAAGACTGGTTCAATTTTCTCAGGCTTTTTGCTCATAACGTCCTCGCGTCTAATCGGTTCATGGTGCATCGGATCGAAACAATACAGGAGCTAGCATCATACCCGCCATCAAACGCCGGATCGACGAACGGGGTAGCAAATCTGATTTCCAACGCCTGAATTTTGGTTGATGGGAACTTCCCGGCAGTCGTCGCCGCATCGAGCGCAGTCTGAGCCGTGGTGCGGATTGAAACC